TGGGTATCCTTCGTTCACGGTGTCTTCTTCGAGGTAATAGATGTTGGACTCGACCATCTCGTTGAATGTTTTGACCACGGACCACTTGAACTGCAGGAAGTTCCCGAGCTGGTACGGAGAATCAATCAGTCCGTTGAGCGGATTGTTGGCAATCGTCAGCGGGATCACGAACAACGAGAAGTTTTCCGCATCGATGTTGGGGTTATTGATCGTGAACGATGAGTTCATCTGTCCACTTGTCGGCATCTGGTAGTATTGGAACACACCTTCAGACAATGTGTATCCACCTTCCAGTTGAGTTGGGTTACCGTTGTAGCTCAACACAATCGGCTCCATGTTGAGGTAGGTGTTCCCGAACGATCCGCCGAACGGAGAACGGGGATAGATCGTCAGCGAGTTGCCGGGACCGAAGTTGGTTCCGTTGTAGATCAGATTGCCAGAGAACTTGGCAGAGTACGGACGGTTCGGAGTGTATCCGATCTCTCTGGCTCTGGACACGCCATTCTTTCTGATCTCTGTCGTATCGAGAAACCGATTGTTGGCGATGTTGGCGACGTTGAAGTTTATGTTCATAGCGACATACGCCATGGTGTCGATGAAGTAACTGAGGTTAGCAGATCGGAAATCGAATTGTCCTGTATACGGACTGTTGGCAGTCAGGTACAGTATGATTTGTTCCCGGACATCTTCAAATTTCAGGCAGTTCAAACTAAAGAGCATTGTGGTTCTCCTTCTTCGGGAAGTACATCATCTTAAATCCTTTGACCCATCCAGTAGAGGTATATGACTCCAACTCTTCTTGGGTGCATTTTCTATTTTCTTTCGTATCGTGGTTCATGACCCAACACATACCAAACTGCGAATTCTTATCTCCAGCATAATCCCCTTTATTCTTTGCTGTCCGTGGCTTGTGGGGTTTATGTTTTCTCCCGGTTCGCTGTTCAGACATGACTCGACGATCTTCTTCAGCGAATATTCTGGGGTTGCTTCTGATCGACCGGCTCATCTTTTCTTTACTTTCTTCACTATGCCTAATACCTTTCATGGGACTCGCTACACCAGTACGGGCTTTCGATAGTAATTCTCGTTTGATCGCAGCATATTCAGGAGTGTAGATCTCATCATACGTCTTACCCTTGTATTTAGATGGAGTTCCTTTGGGTCTACCTGTACTGTTATTGTTCGACATACTCCCATGCCCACCAATGGTGAGATTGTATGTGTCGGTACGAGCAACGAAGTCGGCATCTACTATGATTCGTTCCATCCCAAATGCTTCTTCTGGTGTGTCGTATTCAAATAGTATTTCTTTAGAGAAGTTATGCTTCCCATACTTCCGAATAGAACGCTTCAGCGCATCTCCAGACCCGATATAATTGTCTAGCGATCCATCTGTCTTGTGGACTCCGACATAGATCTTATGGTTCACTACGTTAGTTGTTCGATATACAGTGTATTTCATTTAAGATCAGCGAATTTTGTTGAACGCGACCTGTAAAGTCTGGGTTGTGTTGGAGAAGACAACTGAAAAGTTGATCGTAATGGTATATGTACTTAGGTCGTCTTCTGTTGGAGTGACTATAACTCCGAGATCCGTTATCCGCTCTTCTGTATTTAGGATTCCTTGTTCGATGTCATACTGCATCATCTCGGCAGTGAAGTCATCGAGGGGCGCGAAGAGGTACTGATCTAGATTCAGACCGTATGTGACGTCCATCACCTTGCTTCCGAGTTCAGTGAGCAGCAGATTGAGGATTGATTCCTTTACCGCTTGCTCGTTCGTCAGGATGGGAATGTCCCCAGTCCCTAGAAGGTCGATTCCCTTCTTTGATATATCGTAGTAGTATATGTCGGCCATGGCGCATCCCCGTTGAGTTTCTTGTATTTATACAAGAAAAGGGACAGCCATTTCTGACTGTCCCTTTCGGTCGTGCTATGCGGATTGGATGTTAGTTGAAGTCGGCGAAGAATGCGTCGTCGTCATCTTCCCCGGCAGCAGCGGCAGGAGCGGCTGCTACAGGAACATCGGCGGGAGTTTCCGCAGGAGGAGCGGGTTCTTCGTCCAGTGTGAACGGAAGTTCCTCTTCAGCGGCTGCAGCGGGAGTTGCCTTTCCCTTGGGAGCAGGGGCAGCAGGAGCTGCTTCCTCTTCCTCACTGAAGAGGCTCGTAGTGGACGCCTCCTCACCGGTTTCTTCTTCGAAGCCGTTCAGCCCCAGAAGCCCACCGAGGACAGACAGAGTCTTCTCGTTGGTCGGGAACTTTGCTTCGTCGATGAACTCGGACAGAAGATGAGTTGCTTCCATGATCTTGTCGAGCTTTGCTTCGTCGCCACCAGCCACCTTCGACTGGTTGCTGAAGGAGGACTGGTCGTAGTTCGGAAACTTCGGCTTGTTCTCCTCGCCCTGCATGACCGTCTTCAGCTTGAAGTTCGCGCCTTCGAACAGGTCGTAAGGATGGAAGCGCTTGAAGTCGTCGTCCTGAAGGTCAGCATCAGTCGGGAATTCGCGGGACTTGATCTTCTCGAAGATCTTCTTTCCGTACTTGTAGAGGAACACCTTCCCTTCTTCTTCAGGGTTGTTCGTGTTCTTCACGATGAGGATGTTGGAAATGTAGGTCAGCTTGCGACCACGCTCTCCAGCCAGCTCATTGTCCTTCTTGAACGCAGACTTGTAGTAGATCTGGTTCTTCTCGCAGATCGGGCAGTTCTGATCGAACCCGAAAGTGTTGAGGCAGTTCTCGATGTACCACTTGGTCTTACCACCCTGAGTGTACGAGAAGGAGTGGCCGTACACTTTCACATACGGGTTACCAGTCTGGTCGGGGAGAAAGCGGATCACGACAGTGTTCTCTTTCTTCTTCTCCTGAAGCCAGAAGCGTTTGTCCTTTTCGAACCCACCCTTCACGCCTTCAGTCTTGATTCTCTCGGTTACGCTGTCGAAGTTAAACTTGTACTTACTTGCCATAATGTGTTGCTCCTTTGAATTGACACAGTCATTGCTGTGTTTGATTGACGTTCGATGTGAACGTTCTCTTGATGTGAATTCAGATTACCACGGGTTTTGCTATTCTCCGAATAATAAATTTCTCATAATTCAGATTTATTTCTACTTGTATGTTTTGTATTATGCGTAGCAGATGTAAACAACACCACCACTTCCACTACCACCAGCGCCATTCCATGAACCGGAACCGGGACCAACGCCACAACCTTGTCCACCATTCCCTATCAATATTGATATAGATGAACCGGGGACCACTGCCATCATAATGCAGCCAGCAGAAGCACCTTGCCCACCATTTCCTCCGGGGTTGCCTCCGTTGCCCAATCCAGTTGCACCACCACCACCAGCACCATATCCAGTACCATTACCACCTACTGGACATGTACTTTCAGATGCGCCCACCCCACCATCACTACCGGCAAAAGGACCAGCACCACCACCACACCCACCACAATCATCGCCATCGGCAATGCCAGCAGCGCCACCTAAATTGGTAAATGATGATTGCCCTAACATTGGGAATGCGTTACTCCAATTAGATCCAGCAACTGAGTCAGTACCTTGGCCCCCCATTGCCCCCCCAATCAACCACGGGATAGAGATGTTGGCATCGGTCGTTGGATTGTTACCACGTCTACCAGCAATCCCTAGTTGGAATCCATTGAAATAGGTTTGGCCCCCATCAGTATCACCACCGGCATTATTATAATATCCACTGCCGCCTCCACCTCCACCACATCCAATGACGTATATCGTATTCACGCCAGCAGGAACCGTCCATGAACTGGTTGCAGTGACAGTCGAACGTAGCTGCATTACCGATGCCGCAGTAGTCGCATAACCAGATAGAACAGTTTCGATCTGCTGTGATGACCACAAAACGTGCGGGGATGCAGCATCCCCATCTGCGAGGTATATCCATGACCTCGAAAGAACCGTATAGTTCCCGTAGGTAACTCCATACATAGCGTCAAAGTTTACAATGTCACTCACGTCATAGTAATCCTGATTACTCGGTGTTGCATTCCATGTTTTGTTTGCCACAACACGGACAAAGAGAATACGACACTGTCCGGTAATCATTATGATTTCCCCAGCAACCAGCGATGGTAATAGGGTATATGACACAGTCGGGGGTCCACCAACATTACATGTGGCTAACAACAGGTCTGCATCGAGCTGCTTACCTACCTTTGCGGCAGACAGTGCATTGTCATTGGCGGCTCTTGTAGTGGCTTCTGCGACAATCGCGCTTGACAGTGCCGAGTCGGCGAACTCTCTATTGGTCGTCTCGGCAGCAAGAGCGTCATTCACTATGTTGAAATTGGCAACTCTGGCAGTTGCTTCCGCAGTATCAGCAGCCGCTCTTGTAGTCGCTTCCGCAGTGATGTTGGTCTGTAGAGTGGTGTCTGCAGTAGATCGTGCGAGAGCTTCCGCAGTATCAGCAGCCCCTCTTGCTGAAGCTTCTG